TTTCTGATGAAATTTTAGAAATTTTATAAAATTTTATAAATTTCTTTTAATTTTTATTTACATTTATTTGAAAATGTGTTATAATTTTATTGTTAAAACAAATTAAAACAAAGGAGTTAAAATGAAAGTAGAAGTAAAATTAATTGCAGACAAAGTAGATACTGTAAAAGTAAATGATAAAAGAATTGAAACATTTACTGATATTATTGATGAATATTGTAATGAAAAAGGTTATGGTATTTATTGGGATGGAGATGTTTATAATTTAAGTAAAAAAGATACAAATGTTGAAATATTTCTCGTAGATTATACTAATTATGCATTAAATGATGAAAAAAATTCTGTGGTAGACTACAATGAAGATGATTTTAAAAAAATATTATCAAATTTGATTGATGAAGTCAAAAATGCAATGAAAGAATTAAACAAAGAAAAAATAATTGTGATTGAAATACAATAAGGAGTTAAAATGATAAATTTTGATATTCTTACAGAAAAATATGTTTGTGAGAATAGACTTAAAATTATCAATAAAAATCCTTCTATAAAAAATATACTCTTTCCAGGTATATTTTCTCCATATGATATTTCTCTTCTCATAAATAAATACAAGATTTTGAAAACTCCACCAAGAGGAAATTTATATTCTGATTATATATTTGTTGGTTTCACTCCAGGCAAAATGAAATACTATCCTTGTGAAACTGTATTTCTTTATGGTCCAACGTCTAAACTTTTGATAGAAGTATTATATAAATTAAATATATTTCCATTTTTTACAAATTATTATAAAGATTACAACAGTTATGAAACATTTATAATTAAAGAATTAGAATTTTTACTTTCAAATAAAGATTATAAAATAGTGTTATTAGGAAAATACAAAGATTATGAGACTATTAAATATTATTTTTCTGACAAAGAAATAATTCAATTAAACCATCCTTCATATTATTTAAGAATAGGAAAAACAGACAAAATATTTGAAGATTATAAAAAGGAGTTAAAATGAAAATCAAATTAGAAATAAAAAAAGAAATTGATGATAATTTTAAAAAATATTATGGAGAATTAAAAAGTGATGAATTAAATATAGTATTTTCAAAAAATGAAATTCCATCTTTTATAGATACAGATATATTAGCAAAAGATAAAATAAGAGATTATATTGTGAAAAAAATAGAAGAAAAATTAAAATTCAATGAAATCAGAAAAATAAGATATGAAATTTTGAAAAATACAGATGATTTTTATATTGTGAAAAAAGTAAATGGCATATATAATATATTGTTAAATTTTATAGATAATTTTATAGATGAAATTGAAATAAAGGAATTAAAATGAAAATAATTTTTGAAGGTCCAGACAACGTTGGAAAAACGACTCAAATAAAATTAATAAAAGATAAATTTAATAAAATCACTTTTCATACAGTTCATTATAGTGCAGTGAAACATGATTCAATTATTGATTGTATTGATTATAATATAAAACTTTATTCTGAATTTTTTGAATTACTTAAAAAATACAATATTATAGCAGATAGAAGTCATTTAGGTGAATTGGTATATGGAAAACTTTATAGAGGATATGAAGGTCTTTATGTGATAGATTTAGAAAGAAATCACAAAATAAATGAAATTAATGATTTATATCTAATTGTATTAATAGACAAACCTGAAAATTTAATAAAAAGAGAAGATGGATATTCATTTTCAACAAATATCGAAATGAAGAAAAAAGAAATTGAATTATTTAAGAAAGTATATGAATTGAGTACTATAAAAAATAAAGTTTTAATTAATATAAATAAAAAAGATCCTGAGCAAGTTCATAATGAAATTTTAACAAAATTAAGATTAAAATAAAAGGAGAAAAAATGTTTGAAAAAATGCTTAAAATTAAAGACATTAGAAATATGATTATTCAAAAATATAAAAATAAAGATTTTGTCATTGATAAAACAGGTGCAAAATTGATTGAATTGATAGGAGTTACATTTTTAGTTGATGAACCATATATTATAAGAGAAACAAACATAGATTATGCAAAAAGAGAAATTGAATGGTATGAAAGTCAAAGTCTTAATGTCTATGATATTCCAGGCAAAGTTCCTGAGATTTGGAAACAAGTTTCAGATAAAGATGGATTTATAAATTCAAATTATGGTTGGATTATTTTCAGTAAAGAAAATTATGATCAATTTAAAAATTGTATAAGAGAATTAAAAAGAAATCCTTATTCTAGAAGAGCTATTATGATTTATAATAGACCTAGTATGCATTATGAATATAACAAAAATGGAATGAGTGATTTTATTTGTACGATGTATAATCAATGTTTTATTAGAGACAATAAATTAATTAGTCATTATGTTATGAGAAGTAATGATGCAGTTTTTGGATTTCAAAATGATGTATATTGGGCCCAATATGTTCAAAATAAACTATACAGTGAACTTAAAAAAACATATCCAGAATTAGAATTAGGATCTATTATTTGGACTGCTTCAAGTTTTCATGTTTATGAAAGGCATTTCAAATATATTGAAAGGTTTATAAATGAAAAAGAATAAATTTCAGGATTCTCCTGAAAAATATAATGTAAGACTTGAATTGATAGAATATTTTGAAAATAAAACAAGAAATAGTATTAAAACAATTTTTCAACATAATCCTTCTTTATTAGATAAAGCCTTTGAAGCTTTTTATTGGTGCAAAAACAAATCTGAATTAAATTATTGTATATTTAAAAAAATTTTATATATGCCTATTTGTCCGATATGTAAAGAAAAAAAATTAAAATTTAATGGTAAAAATTACAGTAAAACTTGTGGAAAAAAAGAATGTAAATATGCAAAAGTAAAAGAAACAGTAAAAGAGAGGTATGGTGTTGATAATCCTATGAAATCAGAAAAAATTAAAGAAAAAATCAAGAAAACAAATTTAGAAAAATATGGAGTTGATAATCCTTTAAAATCTGAAAAAATTAAAGAAAAAATAAAACAGACTAATTTAAAAAGATATGGAGTTGAATAGTCATTAAGTTCTTAAAGAAGTTAGAGAAAAAATTAAAAAAACAAATTTAGAAAAATATGGAAGTATAATTCCTTTACAATCAGATAGTTTAAAAGAAAAAGTTAAGAAAACAAATTTAGAAAAATATGGAACTGAATATGCTATTTCTTCTCCTATAGTCAGAAATAAAATTATTAATTCTTTAAAAGAAAAATATGGTGTAAATAATTCATATTTAATTAGAATTAATAAAGAAAAAGAAACATTTAAGAAAAAATACAATCATATTTATTATGCTATTTTTAATTATTATGATGAAAAATTAGATATGATTGATGCACAAAAAATATGTGAAGATTTTAATTTAAATTATAGAACTATTCATAAAATTTTTAAAATATTTGAAATAGATATTCCTTTATATTTTAAAAATGTCAAATCTCAATATGAAATTGAAATTGTTTCTTTTATAAAATCATTTTATTCTAAAGAAATTCAAACAAATACAAGAAAAATCATATCTCCATATGAATTGGATATTTATATCCCAGAATACAATTTTGCTATAGAATTTGATGGAGATTATTGGCACCAAGATTTATATATTAATAAATATAATTTATGTCTAGAAAAAGGAATTCATTTATTTACAATTAAAGAATATGAATGGACAGATTCTTTAAAAAAAGATATCTGGAAATCTAAAATTGCTGTTAAAATGAGAGCACCTTTTATTCAAAAAATATATGCAAGAAACTGTATAATTAAAGAAATTTCATCAAAAGAGACTGCAAATTTTCTAGAAGAAAATCATTTGCAAGGATATATTCCTTCAAAATATAAAATAGGATTATATTATAATAATGAATTAGTTTCGGTAATGACTTTTGGAAAATCAAGATTCAAAAAAGATGAATTTGAATTATATAGATTTGCTTCTAAAAAGTATACAATTATTATTGGAGCATTTAGTAAACTTTTAAAATATTCTTTGAAAAATATTCCTGAGTTAAAAGAATATAAATATTTGGTAAGCTATGGAAACAAAAGATGGACTTATAAAGAAAATACGTATAACAAAAATAAATTTAAATTGATAGGAGAAACAAAACCGAATTATTTTTATATAAAAAATGGAATAATTTATCCAAGGCAAAAATTTCAAAAACATAAACTTAAAAAATACTATGAAGAAGGATTTTTAAAATTTTATGATGAAAATCTTTCTGAAAAAGAAATAATGCTAAAAAATGAATATTATATATCTTATGATTATGGAAATTACAAATATATTTTGGACCTCTCTGGAGGTCTCTGATGAATAAAAATTATTTTGATATATTTTTATATATCTTTTATAGAAATCATTTCTTGATTCATCTCTGATGAAATTTTAGAAATTTAATAAAATTTTACAAATTTCTTTTAATTTTTATTTACATTTATTTGAAAAAGTGTTATAATTTTAATGTTAAAATAAATTAAAAGGAGTTAAAATGGAAAGATTAAAAGAATTATTTGAAAGATTTAAAATTACAAAAAATATAGATGATTTAGATGAAATTATCACTTTAATTTCAAAAGATTCAATCATAGAAGAAAAAATTGAAGATGGTACTATAAAATTAATTTTATATATTCCAGAAAATGAATTTTATTATACATATGTTGGTGATATGTTTTATTGCTATAAAAATTTAATTGAAGATTACATTAACCATAATAAACTTTCAAATTTATTTACAGATAAAGTAATTTTGTTTAGGAACAAAGAAGAATTGAGAGAAGCATGCGAAACATTTCCAAATAAATTTAATGAAAAATATTTTCATTATTATTTTGAAGGAAAATATAATTTTCCTATGCTTGTTTGGGATATAGATGATTCATTAAAACACCAAGGATTGCCAAACATTAATAATTGGGATAAAAAATATATAGAATTAATTAAAAATTCTATTTATTGGAATGAATTTAAAGAATTTTATAAAAAAGAATTAGGAGTTTAAAATGGAAAAAATTTTTCTTCTTCTTTATTTTTATGATGTATTAGAAAAATTACAATATATATTAATTTTTGGTGGATGTTCTATGTTAGTTTTATTATTTTTGTATGATGGAATGGTTTTAGATTATTGTTGTAAAGAAAAAGAAGAAATAGAAAAAATTAAAAAAATAAAATCAAATCTTATGGGATACATCAAAGGAATTATAGTAACAGTCATTATTGGAATTTTAATTGCTGTTTTAATTCCTAAGAAATATTTATTTTATTCTTACTTAGGATATAATGCAGGCAAAGAATTAAAAATTGACAAAAAAATATCTCCAATTCTGAATAAATCTTTGAAAATTATAAATTTAGAGCTTGATAAAAAATTAAATGAATTAAAGGAAAACAAATGAAAATAGCAGTTATCAAATTAGGTGCAAGAATTGCAAACAAAGGGACTTCAGGAGGTTCAGGTGAAGCCCTTTCTATTATTAAAACTCTTTCATTTACAAATGAAGTTCATTATTTTACAAAAATATTAAATAATGATCCTCCTATTGATTTTGCAATTGGGCATCAAATTGATGAATTTTTTAATTTACAAAATAATTTTGATGCACTTGTTATCATTAATGGTAATGTAAATTTTTTTGGAGGTCAAGAAGATTATACTCAACTTATAAATTATAAAATAATAAACAGTTATAAAGGACCTGTTTATTATATGTATTGTGATCCTGAGCTTCATTTGAAACAAATTTGGTCAATTGTAGAGAAGAAACCTTGGGGAAAAAAATGGAAAAAAGAAGACATTTTAATTACACGTGATGATATTGTTTATATTCATCAGCCTTATAATATAGATCCATTTAAAAAACAAATTGAAAAGCAAATCAAACCAAGAGATTATAAATTTTTTGAGTTTTATAAGTTTCCATTATTAAATGAAAGATTAAAATGGGATTGGTCTAAAAAAATAAAAGATTTAGGATATGGAGGAACATTAAGAGGAGGCAAAAGAGAAGAACAAATTCTAGAATATTATTTTGGATTAGATTTAGATGTTGAAGTTTTTGGACCTATAACATTAAATAAATTTAAGAAATATAATCCAGAAATTCATGGAAATCCACCAAAATTTGAAAAACCAGTTGAATATTCAAAATTTTTGAATAAAATGAATGAATTTAAAGCAACTGTAAACATTGGAGATAAAAAATATTATGGAAATACATTAAATCAAAGAATATATGAAGGTGTTTTGGCTAATAATATTTCATTTATTGATATTAAATTAGATCCAGAAAAAAGAGCATTCAATAATGAAAAGCTTAAAAAATTGTTATATGTCCAAAATAAATATGAAGTACAAGAAAAATTAAAGAAAATCAAAGAATCTGAAGAACTATGCAAAAAAATCTGTGATTTGCAATATGAAGATTGTAAAATTGATCCAATTGAATATTCACAAAAATTATCAGAATTATTGAAGGAGTAAAAATGAAAGTACTTATTGTATCAGGTGGAACAGGTTCAGTAGAATTGAAAAAAGGATTATCAAAATATATTCCTTTTGTAAATTTATATACGCTCGTAAATGCATATGACAATGGTAAATCAACTGGTCTTATAAGAAAAGTTTTTGATGGCAATATTCTTGGTCCATCAGACGTTAGAAAACAACAATTTCTTGATTATCAACTTTATAGAAATGAAATTAAAACAGAAGAATCTGAAAAAATTTTTAATATTTTAAATAAAAGATATTCATTTTATAAAAATCCAGAAAAAGAAATTAAAGAATTAATAAAAGATTTTCCAAATGAATTGATAGAAGCAGTAAATGTTTATTTTGAACAGCCTCTTGCAAGAAAAATAAGATATGATGATTTTTCTTTGGCAAATATTATATATGGAGGTTTAGCATATTTAAATAATTATTCATTACAAAAAGCAGCTGATATAATGGCTAAATATTTAAATTTACCTAATAATATTATTGTGACAGATGATACATCTCTGTTTTTATGTGCAAAAACTGAAAATAATTATATTATTTATGATGAAGGAAAAATTGTAGAGTGGAATAATCCTAATAATAGAATTGTAGACATATTTTTTATTGACAAGTATGGAAATGAAAAACAGCCAATTTTATCTGAAAGAGCTAAAAAAATAATAAAAGATTCTGATTTAATTGTTTTAAGTGCTGGAACTCAATTTTCATCACTCATACCGACATATAAGACAAAAGGATTTAATGAATCTATTAAAAATAAAGAAGTTTATTTAATTATGAATGTTTCCACAGATAAAGATATGAAAGGATATTCAAAAAAAGAGCAGTTTGAAATCATTTCAAAATATGTTAAATTTGATAAAGTATTTTCAGATATTCATTTAAATGTTGACAATGAAATTGTTTGTAATTTTAAAAGTGAATATTATGAAAACAAACACGATGGAAATCTTTTAGCATATAAAATACTAGAAGAATATTTTAAAGAAAAAGGATTAAATCCTAAAAAATTGCAAACATTAATGATTGATTATGATGATACTTTAATGTCAAGAAACATCAATGATATTGAAATATCACTTAAAGTCATTGAATTGGTAGAAAAATTGCCTATCGAAACAATTTTAGTAACAGGTAAAGATATAAATGAAATTAAAGGAAAATTTAATTATTATTTTTGTAATTATGCAAATACTGTTTATGATTATAAAAGAAATATAATTTTAAAATTAAATGTTATTAAAGATCAAAATAAAATTTTTAATGCTCTTAAAAGAGTAAAATTTAATTTTTCAAAATATGAAAACAGAGCAGATTCTGTTATTTCTTTAAGATTTTTAGATGATGATTACAGAGAAGTATTATATAATTATCTAATTGAATTGTTTAAAGATGAAATAGAAAAAAATGAAATATACATAAGAAAAGCAGGAGTATCTACTATTGACATAATGAGTAAAATGACAAATAAATATGAAAATATTAAACAAATAAAAAATAAAATTTATTTGAATTTAGATAAAACAATCTATATCGCTGATGAAAAAGATGGAAATGACAAAGAAATGTTTGAAAATATGACGTGTTTAGAAGTAAAAAGTCCTTATGATACTTATACAATTTTAAAATTCATTGACAATTCAATTTTATAAGGAGTTAAAATGGAAATATTTATAATGGCAGCAGGAAAATCAAGCAGATTTGGAAGTCCAAAAATTTTGGAAACATTTGAATGGAATAAAAATGTCTTTAAAAATTTTGGAATAACTCCAATTATAGTTACAACACCTAAAATATATGAAGATATAAAACATTTAAAATCAGAATTTTTAATTGGAGATTTTCAAAAAGGAAGTGGCAAAGATGTTTATAAATTACATAAAATGTTGGGAGAAATAAATATATGTTGGTCTGACGTGTTTTTTTCAGATTCAAATATTGATGAATTTTTAAAAGCAGATTTTGTTAAAATAAATTATATGACTGTAACATATAGAATAAATGCATATGTTTCATTTGAAATGGATAAAAACAACAAAATTTTTGGTTATACTAAACATAAAACAGGATGGCAAGATAATTCAATTTTTAAAATTAGAAAATTAAATAACAATCAAGAAGATTTTCTTGATTTAGTTATTATGAATGGTTTTTTTGCATATAAAGCAAATAAATCAACTTTATATTTTAATACAAAAGAAGAATTAAATAAAATTAAACAAACATTAAAGGAGATGAAATGAAAATGAATGAAGAATTAAGAAATAAAGTGATTCAATGGAGTAAAGATAGAGGAATAATTCCAAATGCTTCACCATTAGTTCAATTTGCAAAATTAATGGGTGAATTTTCAGAAATTTATGAAGCACTAAGATTGTTAGACAAAGAAAAATTGATTGATGCAATAGGTGATGTTCAAGTTGTTCTTATTAATTTAAGTGAGTTGTTAAGATTAGAAGACGATTTAGAAATAAATTTTAATTATTCTAAAGAATTTAATTCTCTTAATGAAGTTGCAGAACATATTTGTAATATAGGAGATAAAATCATCAAGCATGATTACAAGTCTGCAGCAGATTTAATTGAAAAAAGTTATGAATATCTGACTGGATATTCTAGATTTGAATATATTGATCCAAATTATGCATTAGAATGCGCATATAATGAAATAAAAGATAGAAAAGGATTTCTTACACCTGAAGGAAATTTTATAAAAGAATCAGATCCTATATATCAAGAAATTATTAAAAAATATAAATAAGGACCTCTCTGGAGGTCTCTGATGTATTTTAATATTTTTGATATAAAAATATATCTTTTTTACAAATTACCTCTGGATTCATTTCTGATGAAATTTTAGAAATTTTATAAATTTCTTTTAATTTTTATTTACATCTATTTTAAAATATATTATAATTTTATTGTAAACAAATTAAAAAGGATTTTAAATGACAATTCTTATTTATGGAGAGAAAAGAGTTGGAAAAGATACAGTTGCTGATTTAATAGAAGAATATTTTAAAAATAAAGGAATTAAACCAAATAGATATTCATTTGCTTCTTTGATTAAAAAAATTATTTGTAATATAAAAGAAATATCATGTAAAGAATTAGAAAAAAATAAGAAAAAATACAGAAAATATCTTATATGGCTGGGTGAAGAAATAAAAAAAGTATATCCAGATTTTTGGGTAAAATCAATCATAAAGCAATTAGATGTCACAAAAATAAATATTATATCTGATTGTAGATTTGAAATTGAATACAAAAAAATAAAAGAAATCGATGATGTGATTTTTATTCACGTTATTGATAAAAACATTAAAGAAGAATATCCAGAAAAATTTGATGTTGAGAATGAAATAATTATAGACAACACAGAAAAAAATTTAAATAAATTAAAAGAAAAAATAAATAAAGTAATGGAGGAGTTAAATGTTTGAAGAAGAAATTATGAAAATTGCAAAAGAAGTAGAATATTTTAGAGTATCTTTACTTGAAAAAATATTAGGAATAAAAAAAACAATTATCAGGGATGCACTTAAAAAATTAATTAAAGAAGGAAAAATTGAAAAATTCAATAGATGGACTTATAAAATAAAAGAAGGAGTTTAAAATGCTAAAGGTATTAAAACATATAGATTTACCAGATAATCTTGGTTATGTAGAATTAATTGATTCATCAAAAGCAAATTTAAGTAAAGAAAAAAGAATTGATTTTATAACTAGTATAGCGGCAATAAGCAGAGGTAAAGACAGTTCAGCAAACCCAAGAAAAAGATATGAACATTTGTTAAGAGAAGCAGCTCCAAATACTATCAATGAAGCAAAAGAAGATCATAGAAATGCAAGCAGAGCATTAGAGTTTTGTCCAGTAAAATTATCTATGTTAACAAGTAATATCAACAGAATTATAATTAATAATTTGCTAAGATATTCTTACATAGATGAAAATTATAATATTTGCACTAACTTTAGAGCAGTATACAATTCAGGATTATTTGAGTATGTGCCTTTTAATACAGAAGAAGAGGTAAAAGACTTTAAAGTTGTTAAAATCAAAGCACCACATTTTGTATTTGATCAATTATATACTCATCAAGCATTATCTAAAATAGCAATATCAGAAAGGGTGGTTGAGGAAACTGATTATTGGCTGCCTACTGACATATTTGATAGAATGAAAGAAATTTTAGAAAAAGAGTGGTCAGGAAAAAGAAGTTTAGAATTTGATATATATGAATTATTCTTAGAATATCAGGACAGTCAAAATATAGAGGAGTTGAAGAAAGACTTATTTTATAATTTCTCTACAAATGAAGTTTATGAAATATTAAAAGAGTTAGGGTATCCAAAAGAAATTTACCAAAGATTTCATTATGGACTAAAATACAAAACTTGGTTTATGGCAGGTTGGATTAATGATCCCACAACTTGGGAACATTTATGTTTACAAAGAAGTGCATTTCCAGAATATTATAAAGATTGGACTCAAGAACAAACTAAAAAAACAGTTGAAGGAATAAAACAATTATTATTTGAGGGAAAACAATGACAATACATGAATTTAGACAAAAAATTTTAAAACAAATAAAAGAATGTACTAATGTACATTTTGAAAATTGGGAACAATTTGAAGATTATTTATATAATCAATCTACTGCAAATTTTATAAAAGAAATTTCAAAATGTACAGGATTAAATTTTTTTGATTATTTATCTAATCTATATATCTTAAGAGAAAAGGTTTAAAATGGAACTACTAGATATTATTTTTATTATTATATATTCAGTTGTAATATTAATTTTATTAATATTTTACTTTTTAAGGAACATAAAATGAAAGAAATAATCATTAATTTCATATACAAATTAATCATTTTTTTATTTCTTTATTTTTTGGTAATTTATATCGCTAAAATTGATAAAAATATTACTTATGATATTTTGACTATTTTTGTTTTAATTGGAATGATAGATGTTTCAGATTTTATTGTAAGGATAATAAAATGGATTGTGAAAAATTAAAAAAAGAAATTATAGAATTAAAAGAAGAAATTCATAAATTAAAACATGATGATTTAACTGGTTTTGGAAATAGATATAAATTAAAAGATTTTTTGAATTACATTTCTAGTGAAAATTCTGATTATGTTGTTTGTTTAGTTGATTTAAATAATTTACATAAAATTAATAGAAAATATGGATGGGAAAAAGGTAATGAATATATCTTAGAATTTTCTGAATATTTAAAAAAAGAATTAAAGTATATAAAATCAGAAATTTTTAGAATAGGTGGAGATGAATTTTTGATTTTCTCAAAAAAGCCATTTTCAATTAAAGAAAAATATGGTAATTATGTTTACGAAATATACAATCCTTTAAAAATGGATTTTAGAAAAATTTTCAATAAATTAGATAAAAAAATAATTCAATCAAAGGCAGAAAATGAACGTAAATCCATTAATGATTAAAAAACTTAATAAAATTTATTGCAAATTAGCAAAAATAAAAAACAAAGAAGGAGATTACACTCTATCTGTTATTAATTGGATTAAAAAAATAAAATCAGAATTAAAATATAATTCTCCTGAAAAAGTGGCAAACATAAATTTTATACCTTTGAAAATTGTTGAAGAATTAGATGCTATTCCTGAATTTTATTTAAAATATTTATAAAAATTTAAAGGAGTTAAAATGTTATTTGACAAAATTTTAAATATCAAAAATTTTAATGATGTTGAAAACGTTGCAAAAGAATTTAATTTTGAAATAAATATTAAAATTAATTTATTCAATAAAATATTAAGTCATTTAGGTCTGCCATATACATTGAAAATAATTTTAAAAAATAATATAATGAAAATAATATTAAATTGTTCTTCTAAAAATACTTCACTTAAAATAAACTCCTATCAAATACTTCCTCCTTTCAATTGATCCTCTCTGAAGGTTTCTGGTATATAAAAATTATTTTAATATAGTTTTATATGTCTTTTATAGAAATCATCTCTGGATTCATCTCTGATGAATTTTTATAAATTTTACAAAATTTTACAAATTTTATTTAATTTTTGTTTACATTTATTTGAAAAAATGTTATAATTTTACTGTAAATAAAACAAAAAGGAGTTAAAATGAGTAAAACAAGAAAAGTTCTACTTTACATTTATAATAGAATCAATTTTTCAAAATTCAAAGAATTATGGGAAAGAGCTTATTTCTATGAAGAAGATGAAGATTACCTTATTGATAAATTTGATAAAATGTTTTCAAATACAATTGAATTCTTTTTGAATCATGATGAACTTCTAAAAGAAATCGAAAATGAAATAGATGAAATTGGATATAAAGGATAAAAAATGACTAAATATCAAATTGACAAAACAATGTTAAAAACTGCTGAGCTTTGGGCTCAGCAGAGCAAATGTATTAGAAATAAAGTCGGAGCAGTAATAGCTAAAGATTCAAGAATTATTTCAATTGGATATAATGGGACTCCTTCTGGTTATATAGAATATGAAGAAAAAATATGTGATGAATGCAAAGGAATTGGAATAATAAACTATAATGTTTGTTATAAATGTAAAGGAACAGGAATAATTCAAATTCCTAAAGAATTAGATTGTGAAAAAGAAAAAGAAAAATTGGTAAGCAAATGTTGTAAAGCAGATATTATCGAAGACTTGAAAAGCAATAAAATTTATTGCAGTAAATGTCACGATCAAATAGGATTTATTAATCATGCTAATGATAATTCTGGTAATTATAGATTAATAGGAGATTTTGAAACTAAAAAAGAATTAATTACTGATCATTCAAAAGTCATTCATGCTGAAGCGAATGCTATTCTTTTTGCAGCAAAAGAAGGAATTCCATTAAAAGGAACAACTCTTTACGTAACATTAAGTCCTTGTTCAGAATGCTCTAAAATGATAATTCAATCAGGCATAAAAAGAGTTGTGTACATAGAAGAGTACAGAGAAACATCAGGATTAGAATTAATGAAAAAATGTGGTATTAAAGTAGAACAATTTAAGGAATAAAAATGATAAAATTAAAAGATATAAATGAATCATATACTGTAATTGAAATTCCTGATACAGAAGAGGGGTTTGATTTAAAAATAAAAATAATGAATTCATTATCAATTTATGTTGATGGTTATCAATTTATGCCTTCATTTAGAGCAGGTATGTGGGATGGAAAGAAAAAATTTTATTCACAAACACCAACAGGATTAATTATTCCAAAGGGACTTTCATATTTTATTATTGACAAATTAAAATCATGGGGATATAATGTCACATATGAAGAAAATGAATTTAAATTCAATATTACAAAAGAAGAAATTTTAAAATTTATTGAAGAATTAAAAATTCCTTTTAAGCCAAGAGATTATCAAATTGATGCTATTTTATATGCATTAAACAATAAAAGAGGAATATTACTTTCAGCAACATCATCAGGCAAATCATTTATGATTTATGTAATAGTACGTTATTTATTAGACAAACTCAAATTTAAAGGGGCTCTTATTGTTCCTACTGTAAATTTAGTTGAACAAATGTTTAGCGATTTTAAAGAATATGGGTGGAATAATTTAGACGAGTATGTCCATAAAATATATTCAGGAAAAGAAAAACATTTTGATAAGCCTCTTACAATTTCAACTTGGCAAAGTCTTAGAAAATCATTATATTTATTTCCAGAATTAGATTTTATAATAATAGATGAATCACATACAGCAAAATCAGAAAATCTTGAAAAAATAATAAAAGCATCTATTAATGCAAAATACAAATTGGGATTTACAGGAACACTCCCACAAAATACAATTGACAAAATGACTTTACTGTCAACCCTTGGAAAACCTAAAAAAATAATTACGCCACAAGAATTAATAGATTTAGGATATGCAACGCCTATTAAAGTAATAATGTTTTTTATTCAATACAACAAAGAAATTTGCAACACATTTTGGAAAAAAATGAATTCTTTTCAAAGTGAAGTAAAGTTTATTGAAGAATTAGAATCTAGAAATGAATTTATTGCAAATGTAGCTTTAAAACTTTCAGAGAAGAAAGAAAATAATCTTATTTTATATAATAAAATTTCGCATGGTGAAGAATTACTTTTTAGAATAATAAAAAAGAAATTAAATTTGTCTGAAAATATAGATAAATTTGTTTATAAAAATCAAATAAAGCAAATAAAAGAAGACAAAATTTATATTGTACAATCAGAAAAAGACATTCTTTGTGAAAGAAAAGACAATATTATTGTTTTAGATGAATTAAATTTGTTTTTTATTAGAGGAGACGTAAAAGGAAATAAAAGAGAAGAAATAAGAAAAATGCTTGAATTACAAGATGGTGGAATATTGATTGCTACATATGGAACATTGTCAACAGGAGTAAATATTAAAAAAATACATAATATACATTTAGTTTCAAGCACAAAATCATTTATTAGATTAAATCAGAGTATTGGAAGAGGAATGAGACAGCACAAAGACAAAAATATTACAAAAATTTTTGATTACGTTGATGATTTTAGTACATGCAGAAAAAGAAAAAATTATATGCTAAAACATGCAGATGAAAGAATAAATCTTTATATGCAAAACGCATATCCTATTATAGAAAAAAACATTAAAATAGGAGATTAAAATGGATTTCAGTTTTGATGAAAAAAATATTAAAGATAAATTAAAAATAATTGCAAATGAATATGAAAAAGTTTTATTTCAAATTAAACAAAAAAGAAATGAATTGGTGGATTTTTACAAAAAATTAGACAATCTCTGGATGGAAAAATATTTATATTATAAAAATGATTTTCCTATATCTTTAAAAAATAATGAAATAAAAGATTTTATAGAAAAAGATAAAGAATATATTGATTTAAAATATAAAATAAAAAAAGTTGAAAACGATTTAGAATATTTAGAAAAACATCTTAAAAATATAGAAAGCTTCAGATGGGACATTAAATTATTTATTGAATGGAAAAAACTTGAAATGGGAGTATGAGGACCTCTCTGGAGGTCCCTGGTATATTTTAATATTTTTGATATAATTTTATATATCAGAATATTAAAGTGTACCAGAATTTATTTCTGATGAAATTTTAGAAATTTTATAAAATTTT